CTATGCTGACCTTCGCGCCAGCAGGAGGATCGGCGCGGTGACGACGCCCCTGCCGGTCTTAGACCGTGATGCCACCGCCCGGCCCTTGGTGTTCAACCTTCCTTCGGCTACCAATAGGCTCGGCCCCCTCCGGCGATAGATGAACCGCAAACGCAGGCCGGAGCGACGTTCCCATTCGCCGGGGGTGATCCGGCCGCCGCGCGTGGACTTGCCTGCAGCGGGCGTGGGGATTGCCAGCCAGAACCCGTTCTTCGAGCGGATCAGCGGGCCGGTGTCATGTGCGCCGATGATCACCGGGGCGTTCGACCAGACCAGCGCCGCCGCATTCAGGCTTTCGCCGGATTTCGGGAAGCTGGCGGAGCGGATCGAGTTGGCAAGTCGCGTGCCCAGCCCCGCACCGGTGATCTGTGTGCGCCACGCGGATTTCAGGCCGGTCCCGGCCTCGCGCATCGCGGCGGTAACAGCGCGTTCCCCCGCTGCGACCTCGGCCGCCATCAGGGCGACGATGTCGGGATCGATGGCGAGCTTCAGTTTCACTCAGGCCTCAGGTCGACGTTCCAGACCAGCCGCTCGCGATCACGGACGGGCTCGCCCTGAATGAGGAAGGTGTCGCCGTCGATTTCCACCCTGTCACCGGGGCGCGGGTTCGGCACCTCGGCCACACGTAGATCGACGCGCGTGGTATCCGACCAGAGCCGCGCATCGCCGAAGTCGGTGACGGCATCAGCACGCCGGGCGACGACGCGTACCAGAAGGGGCCCGCCGCCGTCGGCGATGTAGACAGCGTCGCGCCCCATGTTCGGATCGGCGAAGATGGCGCCGACGGCGGCGGTGAAAACGCTCATCAGAACGCGCCGTTCAGCCGCACCCGACCGATCAGGTCGGTGGCCCCGCCTGCCACAGCCTCGGTTGCCACGCCGATCAGGGTGTTCGAGGTCAGGGTCTTGGTCGTGTTCTTCGCCGTGTTGTCCCAGTAGATCTTGTCACCTGCGGCCCAAGCCTGCGAGGCGACCTTCTTCAGATCATAGACGCCGACGAGCGCGGCTTCGACCGCCTCGCCAAGGGCGGCGGTACCGGTGGCGACACCGAAGATGGAGCCGACGAGCAGGCCATCGCCGGAGGTGACGGCATAGGGCGCGGTCAGGGTGATGGTCTTGCCGGGCTGGACGTAGTTTTTCATGGTGGGGATCCTTGTGGAAAGACGAAGGGCGGCCCCACTGGGCCGCCCGCGTGTCAGGGTTCAGGATAGGGTCGTTACGCGCCCGGGTTCTTGTAGAGGCCACGCCAGTCGATGGCCTTGGCGCCGAAGTCGAGGCGGCACTTGATCTCGACGCCATCGACGTCGAAGCCGTTGCGGGTCTCGATGTAGGCGCCCTGCTGGCCTTCCAGATAGGCGTATTCGATGGTGTCGATCTGGTTGGGCGAGGCCGCGAGATACCAAGAGGTGGCGCTGGCGGCATCGAGGCGCGGCTCGCTGATCGGCGACAGCGTCCGGATCGACTGCGGCACCACCTTGGCGCTGTCGGCCGGGACAAGGTTCTGGGCGACCAGTTGCTCGGCCTTCAGTTCGAGGGCCGCGGGGACGATCAGGAAGGCGGGGCGGATGTTCAGCACCGTCTTCTTGTCGAGCCCGGTCTGCAGCGCCATCGCCGCCCGTGCCGCACCGACGCTTGCCACGTCCAGCGCCGCACCGGTGCCCGCGAGGTTCTTGTGCGTGGTGTGGAACAGCGCATTGCCGTCGGCCATGGCCGGGTTGGCGGTGATGATGCCCCAGACCACGTCGCTTTCCAGCTGCGCGATGGAGTTGCCGTACATCGCCGGGATCCGGGTGAAGGCGTCGAGATCGTCGTTGATCAGCACCTGCCGGGTGATGGCGACGACCCGGCCATAAGTCTTGACCTTGTAGCTCTCCTTGCTCTCGCCCAGCGTGCCGCGCTTGAACTCACCGCTCTCACCCACTTCCAGCAGCTGCGGCGCTTCGCCCAGCTGGACGCGGTGCATCGACTTGAAGTCGGTCGCCAGCACCTGGCGGCAGAAGAGCGCGAAGGTCCGGGGATAGGCGTCATAGGCTTGCCGCAGGGTCTTGTTGGTGACGGCCGAGAGGATCTCGGGGAAGTCCGAGGTCGAATGCAGCGCGCGGGTCGCCACCTCGTCGCGCGACAGACCCCGCGTGTTGACCCCAGCATTGCCGAGGCTCTCGCGGGCGAGTTCCAGCAGCGTCATGCCGCGGTACTGCCGGGCGGCATCCTCCAGCGGGAAGAGAGTGGGGCTGTAACGGTGCAACAGCGCGTTCGCCACCGCGTCGCGGCGCGTGACGCGCTCGTCCCGGCCGCCGAGGGGCACGGAGACATGGGGGAAGGTGCGGGTCTCGTCTGACCTGGCCGCGACCTGATCGAGGATCAGGCGGCGGGACTCGTCGACGCTGAGGCCGCGCTTGACCAGATCCTCGGCGAAGCTGCGTTCGAGGTTCAGACGGCCGGTCAGATCGTAGATCGTAGAGACGCGATCCCGCTCTGCCTCTCGGGCGCGGGTGGCGATGGCCTCGGTGTCGGGGGCTGCGGGCGCATCCGGCATGCGTGCCGCAGCTGGTTCGGGATTCGCCGGGGCCCCGACGGGCTGCTGGCGGGTTTCATGGCTGGCGGGGACATCCCCGGCCACATGGGTCGTGCTCTCAGGCATGGACGCCTCCTTTTGCATGCGGGTGTCGACGATCTCGACGGGATAGTTGGCCTGATCCGAGGCGCGCACCTGCGCGCGGGGATCGGCGGGGACGGTCACGAAGCTGACCTCGAGCGGGGTCCAGCGTTCGACGATGCGCTGCTCGACCTCGCCCTTCGCGGCGGGCTCGACCACCTTCACCCGCTCGATGGAGTAGCCGACCGAGACGTTGCGGATGATGCCGTCACTGATCAGGCCGAACATGCGGTCGGCGGCCTGGTCGAGCCCCTCACGGGGGAAGCGGATGGTGGCCTTGCCTTCCTTGCCCTCGATCCAGGCGCGTTCGACGACGCCCACCTGCGAATGCGAGGACCAGACCGAATGGCTGTCGAGCGCCGGTGCACCGGCGTTGAGGCGCGTCAGATCCACCGCCCTGTCGCTGACCTCAAGGATCTCATCGAAGGGAACGGATGTGTCCCAACCGGTCCATCGCCGCCGCCGGACGGCCGCGCCGGTGGTGAAGACCACATCGACCGAGCGGGCCTCGGAATTGACGGTTGCCGGCAGGATGGGCGCGCGCCGCAGCTGCATCGGCAGGGCGACCGGCGCCGCCATGATCGTGTCGGGCATGGCCCTATTCCTTCTCTGGTTCGGATGCGGGAGCGGTCGGTTCCTTGGCCGGATCGCCCGCCTGCGCGCTGCCAGTCTTGGTGACGCGGCGCGGGTCGCTGTCGAGCACGAGGCCGAGGCCGTCGAGCTTGGCATTGGTCGCGGCGATTTCTGCCAGCACCGCGTCCGGGTTGTGGCCCTGCCGGGCAATGGCCTGCGCCAGCGTCATGGTGCCGGTCCGGATCGCCAGCAGGTCGGCCATCGCGTCCTTGTAGGGATCGACCGCGTCGAACTTCGGCGGCGACCATTCCACCGGCACATCCGGAGTCGGGATCTGCCCTGCTGCCCATGCAGCCTCGGTGAACCAGCGCCAGACCGGCGCGCAGAGCATCGGGATGAAGAGCTGCCACTGGACCGCGTCGATCATGCGGCGGAACTCGACGAGACCCGCCCGGATCGAGGAATAGTTGACCTGGGACAGATCCCCGGTCAGCAATTCGTAAGGCACCCGGAACCCGGCTGAGATCGTGTGCAGGCTGGCGCGCTTGTATTCGCCGTAGCCGCCGGTGGCGGATGGCTGGTTGAACCGGATGTCCTTGCCGCCCCGCGCATAGGCGATCAGCCCCGGTTCGAACTGTTCGACCCGGTTTCCATCGGCATCGACGACGGTGGGTGCGATGCCCTGCTGGGATTCGTCGTCGCCGAAGACGATCGCGGTGACGCAGGCCTCGGTCTTCTTGCGGACCAGTTCGGCCACTTCATAGTCGTCGAGATCGCGCAAGGACCGGATCACCGGCGCGCCCCAGGGAAC